AGTCGCATCAACGAATGTTGGTGTGGCTCTCATTGAAATGCCCTCTACAAAGCCTGAGAAGTACCCCTCGAACATGTTGAAGGGTAGGTTGGTGATAACTACTGGCTCACCAAAAAATAGGTTAATTAGGTCATCTCTAAGGGCATCTGGCATAAGAGGATTGTCAAGTCTAAAAGTAATCTGATCAAGCTGTGTTCTAGGAGTTGAGCGCAGGGCTAGATCGCGATCGATGATGTCCTCAATATCAGCCAGAAAGCGGATGTTAGAATCGAATGTCCTTTGGTAGCGACCATAGGTAGTAATAGAGGCATCGTCTGTGCCTGAGTATGTGCTGCCATAGTCATTGCCATAGCGCACAATCTCGCTGTTGCGGATCTTGCCGATCTGGAGGATTGACTTAACGCTGGCAGGGGAAGCGTAATTGCCATCTAACTGGGTTGAGCCATTAGCTGCTAAGTAGTTACTTCTATGATCCGCATCTGCATATGAAATGCGACCCTGCTTGTCCTCGTAAAGCGTTCCGAGTGCGCTGTCCGCTATCTGCTGAACTAAGGTCTGAGTGTTGCGATCTGCTGCACTGAGGTTGTCCATCTGATAAAGACCAGTATCGATCTCACCCAAGCCCACATTTTCAGCATTAGCCCATGTAGTAGTTGGGTCATAAGTAGCCCATGTGAGGGCAGGTGCTACTTCAATCCATTCATTGACTAGAAGATCTTGCAGGATAATGGCGATCTGTTCGCCATCTAAATTGTGTGCCACAGAATCTGTGTAGATTGCTTTAGGCAGTTTAGCCAGAGCACCCACTGCAAGGATTGTGCCAAGAGTTACATACCCTGATTCTTCTGGACTTCTGACTGAGGTTGAGAAGTCTGAGACTGTGCCACCGAATACAGGCACATAAGTGCCACCACTATCTTTAAGTTCTAAAGTAAGGGAATCTGTTACATCGATGTCAAAAAGGGCATTGGTCGAATTGATGATGTCCATGCGAGCATAACCTGCTTGGCATTGGCGATCGATATCGATGCGCCCTGTAGTGAGATTAACGCCAGTTACATTTGTATAAACAGTCGTGCCGACTGTTATGCGCCACTCTGGAAACCATGTCATACTGCAAGAAGTCCTGTTGCACTCGTACCGCGTTGATAAGACTGACGGACTACATCTTCCACGGCTCTAGCAATAGCTTCTGGATCACCGATTCCAGCTTGAATTGTAATGTTATAAGCATTGGCAGCTTGTGCTGCATAGCGTGAGCCACTTACTGCACCAGATACACCTGCGCCACCTGCTAGACCTTGCAGCAAGGATGATCGAGCAATGCTTTCTAAATCGATAGATGAAGCCATTGAACTCGCAGCCGATGCGTTCTCCATGTCGAGCAAGTCTGCAAAGGCATTGGCGCGAGCACTTGCTGCTTCTGCATATTCCAGAATAGCCCCAATAGATCCACCTGCTGTAGAGATAGGCGCAATGTAATCGCCTGCTGGGATGCCAGAACCTAAAGATGCGCTCGTAGGTATTGCTGCTTTAGCTTGAGTATTGGCTTGGGCAAGAAGTCTAAGCATCTCTTGAATGCTAGCCAAAGCCTTATCTAGGTTGCTTTGATTAATTAGATCAACAGGCTTTAGACTTTCAAGGATTGACTTGATGTCTGCCAGTTTTACATTTTGAGCAGTCAAAGCACTAAAGATTTTTAGATCTTCATTAAGTCTCTTGGTTGCAGCAGTAATGGCTGCTTCATCCTTAGAAGCAATAGCATCTTCTAGATTAGAGATTGACTGCTTGATGTTTAAGCGAGCAGTATCGTTGGCAATTTGTAGAAGTTGCGCTTGATTGCTTGCCTTGCCTAATTGCTCGGCTTGGTTAGTAAGAGCTGCTGCAACTTGAATCTTATCCATGTCGAAGATTTCTTCGCCCTTGCTGAGAGCAAGGTTAGCCTTATCGATAGCCAGTTTTAATCTTGCTGCCTTTAATGCCTTTATTTCTTCTGCGGTAAGTTTCTTTTTAGCCCCTAAAGTTTTTACGACATATGCAGCTTGAAGTCTGGCTAAATCTGCTAAACCTTGAGCATTGACTCCGCTTTGACCAGCAAGAGAAGCCTGCCCCGCAGCGCGTAGCATTTCTAGATAAGTGCCTAGAATTGGAATCATTCCAACATTCAATCCAGAAACCCCGGGCAATGACTTTAACTTTTCTGTAAGTACACCGATTCCACGAATAACATCGGCAATGTAGATCGCAGTATTCTGCATCGCACTTGCCAAGTTATCGACTGAATCTTGATCTCCTAATCCTTTAAGAGCATCGATCAGACTTGTACCAATAATCTCGGAAGCGTTAGCAGCAGCAACGCCTAACTTATCGATTGAGCCTTGAAAAGTGTTAGCAGATTGTGTTGCTGCTCCCTTAAATGTTCCCTCAAGCTGAGAAATAATATCCTCGAACTTGCCAGCCTTAAGATCTGCCTTAGATATGCCTACACCTAATCGAGATAATGCTGCATTGTTCCCCAGGTATGCACGACTTAACGCTCCTGTAACCGATGCTAAATCTTTACCTGTTGCAGCACTTATGTCTAGGGAAAGATTGAGAAGTCTTTGTGCTTCGTTAGTGTTCTGTGTGGCTACCGCTAATGTCTGATAAGCAGGGCGCAGCTTGTCATCAAGGATGCCGAACTCACTTTGTAATCTTTGGATGTACTCCTCAGAAGATGCGGCATCTCGACCAAGTCCAACATTTTTAAGAGCTAGGGCTAATTGCTTCTGTGCTTTCTCATCTTCTGCTGCTGCTTTAACGGCAGCCTTACCAAAGGCAAGAATCTGGGTAGTACCAAAAGCCAGACCAAAAGCACCTGCTAGTTTCTTCACATTCTTAGTGAGTTTATCTGTAGCACTATCTGCTTGCTTAAAGGCTTTATTGCCTACGAACTCCGCAGCAATATCAATCATTACATTAGCCATGATTAGCCTCTCGCTCTTGCATTAAGTTTATCTGCTGCACCTTTAATAGCTGCCAATACTGCTTCTCTAGCCTTGCCATTGTTTTCCTCATAGGCACGGAATAAAGCGCGACCTTCCATCTTCTGATCGCCCTTCATCTGTGAGCTGTACTTACCCTGCTGATTCTGTACGAATCGGCTTTGTGGAGTCTTTCGCCCCATAGTTTCATAGATCGCTCCAGCAGCACTCTTATTGAATACGCGAGCAAGAGATCTAAAGCCTCTGCGATTGGGCTTGGAAGGTGTGGTCTTATAACCAATGCCACCCTTTACAATTCGAGCGTTATAAACAGGAAAGCGCGCATCTGAACCTTCACGCGCTAACCATCCGCTAAGGACTTGACCATCATCTGGCAGATAGCCCTTAGCAGCCTTTGTGATGGGCTTTAGAGCTGCTGCAACCTCTTTAGGTAATGCTTTGGCAAGATCAGGACTGAAAGCGCGTAGAGACTTTCTAAGAGCGATTCCGCCCTTTACGCTTGCTGGCATCGCTCACCTCTTTCGCTTCATCCTTGAGCCCTTGCACTAATGCATCGAGCATGGTCTTGTCTAGATCTAATAACTGCTGTGGCGCGATTCCCAATCTAATGCTTAGCCTAGCGATTAGATAGGTGAACGGAAGATCGCGCTTTAAGCTAAAGGGTCTGAGTCTAATACCTCAACACTCTTAAGTGTCTCGATAAACTCAATCCCGAAAGGCTTAACAGTTTCACCTGACCTGCGTGTTACTTCCCATGCTAACCAATAGACATCGCTCTGCTTTTCTTCATCGCGGAACGCCTTATGGAAGCCCTTTTTAGCGTATTGCTCGAACGAGTACTCCACTGCTGGAGTAATCTCGCCTTCCAATACGCTTCCATCTGTACGAACGATCTTTAGTTTTGCCATGAGTTTGCCCCTTTATAGTTTGTTTAGAATGTGCCTGTTGTGGCAACTGCAACTGTTGAGTTAGCAGTAAATGTGATCGACTGTGTGGACATATCGCCAACAGCACCATTGATGTCTGTTGTGTTGTTCACTAGCAATGACACTGTGTAAAGAGGGTTAGTAGCAGATACTGCTGTTCCCTTTTCCTGTAGGAATACACATGTGACTGTTGTACCCCATGCAGCTTGTAGTGTTGCCAATACATTCGCTGATGCTGTGTCGTTTAGGAAGTCGATTGTTAC